TGGGCCTTGTTTATTTCACGAGCCTGGGTTATTAATTTCACCAGTGGGTGGGGGTGATTTGAAAGGAAATTTTTTGTAAATGATGGAGAATTTGTTTTTTCGGTTCGCTCATAAGGTAGGGACAGTTTTTGAAAAACTTTCTCTATTGAACGTGCAGCCCATATTTGAACATCTACTGACGTTTCTTTTTTTATCTTTTGTAATAATCCTTTTTCTTGTTCAAGTAATTCTTGCTTTAATTTTTGAGCGGCTTCAACATCTACACGGACTCCTAAAAAACGCATATCGACTAGGCAAGGAAAAAGTTCGGTCTCTAAATTAAATATAGAAGATATATCTTGGTGAATTATTTCTTTTTTTAGTTCTTGCCAAAGTTCTAAAGTTATTTCAGCATCTTTTTCGGCATAATCTCCTACATACATAGCTGGAAGTTTATACATCTCTGCCTTTGCATCTACTCCCCAGGATTTAGCTGCTTCATATAATGCAGCTTCATCTTTACCTTGCCCGGTGTATCTTCTTGCACAACTAGTTAAATCATATCTCATTTGATTTTCATCAACGAGTGCCGATGCAATCATGGTATCTATAATTTTACCCTTAATATTTACCCCTAAAGATTTAATCCAACATACATCATACATTGCATTGTGAAATATTTTGTCAGAATTTGTGTTTAAAATAGATTGGAACCATTTCAGAACCATTCTTCTATCCATATTACCACCACCTTCATGACCAATTGGATAATAACCCTTCCATCCTTTGACAGCTACAGCAATCCCCACTACATCCCCTCGTTTAGTTACAGAGCCTGAACCCATTTTTATTAGGTCAGGATCCTTAGTTTCTAAATCAATAGCTATTTCGTTATGTTTGGATAAATCTGGAAACTCAGTAGGTGGTGTCCATTCGGTTTGTGGTTTAAAAAGTGGTACTTGCATCATTTAATTATTCCCCATGTGTTAGTTTTTTGTTTTTCTTCTTCTTTTGGTTTATCGGGATAATCACGATCAATTGCCATTTGACAATAATGAATTGCTTTCTCCAAATCTTGTTTTTGATTTTTTTGTTTATGCCTACATAAATATTTAATCGCATTTCCTTCGGCAAAAGGAATATTGTTTCTATTAATAAATTCAGAGGGTTGAATGACCATACTTTGATAGTGATTTCCGCCTACCTGTTTTTTATATATATCACTCATATTCTAAATGCCTTATAAATATCTTTTGGTTCTACTATGTGTAAATGTTCCTTGGTCCTTGTTGCGCCAACATAGAATAATCTATTTACATCATCAGGAACTCTTTCGTATTCTCTTAAAGTTTGTCTTGATAGATCAGTTAACAAAACAACATTATCTGCTTCTCCTCCCTTGACTCCGTGTATTGTAGATAGTACAATTCGCGGTTTTTTATTTAATTGTTCTCCATTTTTTCTCATTTTTCTTATGTAAGAAACTTTTCTAGATGGTGCATTATCAAAAGCTTCATACCAAACATTTTTAGTTTTTAATCCATATTGATTACTTAATTGATCTATTCCAAAAAAATTATCTTTAATCATTATTTTTAATTTATTTTTGTCCACATTGTTTTTACTCATATAGCTATATATCTTTTCAATTTGCTTATAATTCAATAGCTGCCCTTGTCGTAAATGTTCCCAATCATTTATAGCATCATATAAATCTTGTTCGTAGGATTTTTTAAATTTGTTTTTATAGTAAAGACCATTTTTATAGACCACATCTTCTAGTTCATCTAACATTGATCTAGTTCTAGTAAGCACTAACCATTCACCTTTAGACATATCTATATGTCTAAAATCTGCATAAGTGGAAAGAGATCCCTCTACCGTTCTAGGCTTCCAATGTTTAGGTATTCTATTACTTACTTTGTTAATAATTTTCATAGCAAATTCATGGACCTTAGCTGGTATTCTATAAGATTGAGTAAGTTTAATATATTCTCCACCTAATGTAATAAATCTATTTACATCTGCACCAGCCCATTTAAAAATAGCTTGATCATCATCACCTGCTATATAATTATTTTCTGATTTGTCCCATATTGTTTTCGCCATGTCCCATTGCATGAGAGATAAATCTTGAGCCTCATCTATAAACACTACATCAAACTTAGGACATACTCCTGATTTAAAGTTTAATATCATGTCATTAAAATCTACTAAGTTATATTCTTTCTTATATCTTTCTAATTCATTAGCTATAATTTTTAATTTATCAAACTCTACGTCCTGGGTATGTTCTTTAAGATCATATTGTCTTTCAATAGATATATTTCTTAATTTAGATAATTGTATTATTCTTAAGTAATCACTTTTCGTAGAAAATATTCCATTCATCTCACTATCATTCTCCTCATAATCTACTGGAAATCCTAGTTTTTTACCCAGATCTTCATAATGTCTACGTTGCATTACATTATCTTTATTAATTCCTAGTCTTCTAAATGCTAAAGAATGAAGAGTTCTAAAATAAGGTAAGTCATCTTCACTATAATTAAATTTATCCATTGCTCTGTCTCTGGCTTCATAAGCAGCTTTTTGTGTAAAAGCAAAATAACCTATTTTATTTGGATCAGTTTCTTTTAAATATTTATCCACTAAGTTTAAAAGTGTTGTTGTTTTTCCTGTACCTGGAGGTCCAATTACAATAGTCTTCATTTGTATCTCCTAAAAAAATTTCTCCATATTGCTGATCTAATAATAGAAACTACTGTAAAAATTAATGCTATGTGTATACTGTCCCAAATAGTTGGATATAATCCAAAAAATGGAAAAATATATAATTGAATTAGAATGGCTAAAATTAAACCACTTCCTACATCAATAAAACTCTCGATAAGACATCTTAATTTCATTAAAAATTATCTTTCGTTTTAAGTTGTTTTGGTGTATAATCTTCTGATTTTTTTTCGAAAGAATCTACCATAGTCACTGTTGGTCTACTCTTCCCTAAAATAATTCTTTCTGTAGTACAGCCACAATGCTCTCTTAACATTTGACTTGTCTCTTGAAACTTCACATCCCATCTTCTTCTTTGTAAGAAACCATAAAAGAAAGAATCAAATAAGAAATAGTGTTTACCTTCGTCAGTAAAGACTGCACCTTTTTTAATATCATCTTTTTCAACTGTAGTTGAAGTTCTGTTAGTACAGAATTCTTCCAAGTGATTCTGTAATTGATCTTTTTTGGAAGTTCCTTTAGGCGGGGGTATAATTTCTCGTGTTCCCAAGAGCTGATTAACTAAAACTTTCCAATCTTTTATTTTCATAGTTGGAGGAAAAATACCGATTCCAGCAATACATGCTTCTTCAAATAAAGGTTGTTGTCTTAAATATTTAGCACTTGGTAGTTTTAATCTTTTTCCATCTATGTTTAAATAATAATAAGGTTCTTCTAATTGTATTTCTTGTAAATCACTTAACTCTGGAAACATCACAGAGTTTCCTATTCCAAATTGTCTTGTCTTACATAATTGTTTATCACATACATTACACATAGGGACATCATTACATTTCCATCCCCAATCTTTTTTCTCGTGTTGATTTTTAATAATATCTATTTCTCTTTGATCTAAATCTCCCACTATGTAGTTTTCATGAAACCAAGATATTTTTTCTTTCCAATTATTAGGCCATTTCTTTTTAGCATACACACCAAAATGAAATAACGCAGCATTTCTGCCGCCTTCTGATATTTTTTCAGTTGCCAATGTTTCAATGCAAGGAGGCCCATCAGAAAATTCTGAATCGGGCCTCTGCACTTTTATGGAACCAACATCTAGTTGTTTTACATTATTATAGATCCCATAAAATTCTTCTATAGTCGCTGCACTACCATCATCTTTAAATGCATACCGTGTGCTTACCTCATGATTAAAATAAGGTAAGTTCAAAAAGTTTCCGGTGTCTTCTTCTGATTTTAATTCTATTTGTTTGGGAAATACTTCCGCACTTCCAAATCCTAGTACTGCTCGTATTTGATTTAATTTATCTCTCATAGTTTTTGCTTCTACAAAATCTTCTGAGAATAAAAATACATGGGCCCCTCCCGATTTAGAGCGACACACTACTAATGGTAATTTTAAAGTTTTAATTTTTTTAATTAATTTTTGATGATCAAAACCTGCATATGAATCTATATCTATACATCCCCATTTACACATATCTTCTTCGTTGATAGGAATAATACCAAGACTAGGTTCTACTCCATGTAAATGATTTCTATAATGATCCGATGTCACTTGTTCTCTTTTAACAAATGATTTTGTCTTAAGCTTAACTCCTTCTTTAGGGGTAGTATTAATGTATGTACACCCATGAGCCCTCTTAAGACCTGTAAATATTTTTATAAATTTATCTTCCATATTTTATCCGAGTTAAAAGGCGGTTCCACTCTCGCTTCGCCGCCTCTTGTTGCAACTATTCTCTTTAGAGAATTAGTTTAATATGGAACGTCTGTTTTAGTTTCTTCAGCGCCATGTTTAGCTTGAACTTCACCTTTAGAAACTCTATCAGCAAAGTTTTTAGCAATATCATAGACACCTTTATCTTGAACGGGACCAACTTTAGACACATCCCATCCAAACCATGTTCCTTTATCATTAGATTGTTGAACAGTTTTTAGAGTATAAATGTGGCTGTATGTAGGTGGAGTAAATAAACCACTCTTGCCTTGCATTTTAATCCCCATCATCATTGAGTTCCACTTACGACTTATTTTTAATTGAGTCGCTTTCATAGAAATCAAAGCGGTTGTAGGAGTATCACCCATTAGTATTACAAAGTGACTAGCCGTGTTCTCAAGATAATTACCATTAGGTAATCTATCTTTATTAGATTTGTCTCTTGTAACTTTACTTAACAAATCACTGTCTACTTCGTGGATAGCAACTGGTGCTCCCATGCTTGCA